GTCGTATTTGACGTCCCGGACGTGGGATACTCGGCCGCGGAGCAGCTGAACTCGTGGATTGGGTTGAACACCCTCCTCACGGCCAGCAGCCACGCGAACGTGACCAAGCTCTTGGGCGGTGAGTCCTAATAGACTCAGACCCACTAGCTTGGAAGCATGATCCGATGGCGAGGAGAGCTCGCGGTAATGGCTGATAGCCAGGACCGTCGTTCTCGTCCGGACAGGGGTGATTCCCCTGGTCGGCGTCGCACTGATCTTCCATTCCGCGATGTTGCCAGCAAGAGATTGCTGGTTTTCACCGTGGTGGTTGTGAATGCGATCTACCTCGCCGGTGATGCCATCCTCCGCGGACAAAGTATTTGTCCGTAAGTGATGGAGAGAATCGGATGAAGATGCACGTGGTCCACTACTTGTCGGACGTCGAATCAAATCGGCGCCAACTTGTTTTGGTCTACGTGTGGCCGGCTGACAAACCGACCCTAGCGGAAAAGCTGGCGATGCAGACTTTTCTGGCCGCAATAAAGCGGATCCAGAAGTTCGCAAAGCCGGCTACCCCCTAGATCTTTATCTGGGCTACTGCAGGTTACTTTATAAAGCAGTGATATGGGGACTACCCCCAGAAAGTGAAAATAATGAATTTCCACGATTACGGGGACAATGTCCTCGCCGAGAAAGCGGACTTCCTCGTAGACCTGGTGTTTAACCTGGAATACGAGTTGGAGTACGCCCTCTCCTGCGTTGAGCTGTCCTTTGCGGACTTGCTCATCGACTGGCACCACGCCGACCGCGACAAGCGGTTGAGCGTGGTGGGCTACATCACCCAGTTGTTGTCCGGAATGGAAGACGAGAACAGGGCCCTCACTGAGGGCATCTGGTCCGTCAAGCCGTCCCGGACGTTCACCAACTGGTGGTTCTGGAACCTCGGCCTGCACAAGGCCAAGGTCCAGACCATGCTCTAAGAGCACTTGCAGAAGACGACAGGGCTAAGGATCCCATACCCCCTGAGAAGGGGCTGGGTGAAAAGCCTGACGTCACTCTGGTCCATAACGGCTGATGAACTAGCCGTTAGATGTTGCACTAGCGCCACACGCGACAAAATAAACGTCGCGTGTCGGTCCGAACACGAGGGGTTATGGTTTTTGGCCGTAACCCTGGCGGACCTTGGTAAGACCATCGAAAAATGGCTCGACCAAGGTTTCGTCGGTCCTCCATCTGATGCTCCCAAATTCCATTGGGACACCAGACTAGGTCGCCCCCGTTTTCTCGGGGGGTTCCTTGACCGTGTGTTCGTACCTGGTAGTGGCGTACTCCTGGATGATCCGGACATCGAGGCAATCTATGCCTTACGTCAGCTTACGCTGATGTTCGGTAAGATCGCTCTTCCCACGGGCCCTTCACAGGGTCCAGCTAAGGTGGTAACACCGAAGCGGGAGGCGCGGGCGATGGCGGATTTCATTCAGTGTGAGCAGGATGTCAAGGTGTCGGATAGCTTATTGGACCCGTCCTATATGGCGGATTTCCAACGAGTTTCCAACATGCTGTACGGAGAGGTGTTTACGAAGATGGAGAGAGATCTCCAGTTCGGACACCTTATCCCAAAGCACGGTCCAGGCGGTGTCGCTGAAAAACTTACCCAGAACGGGAAGTATATTCAGCGAACCTGGACTGCTCGTCTTTCGGAAGCAGGAATGCTTCCGGAAGAGTTCCTCATTACGAGCCAAAGAGACGAAAGTCTCTCATGGCTCCACGAGGAACTTGACATCCTCGAACCCGCGAACGAGACACCCGTTAGGGTGGTCACCGTTCCTAAAACGCTGAAAGCGCCTCGTGTGATTGCGATGGAGCCCACCTGTATGCAGTTTGTGCAACAGGCCGTGGCTCAACCGCTCATGCGTGAATTGGAGTCCGATCGACAGATCGGCTCCATGATTGGATTCTTTGACCAGATCCCTAACCAAGAGATGGCCAGAGTAGGTTCCCTTAACGGGTCCCTCGCAACGCTCGATCTGAGCGAAGCATCTGATCGCGTTTCCAATCAGCATGTACGA